CCCAAAGATACTGAATAAGCGCACTCGCTGCGCCTTGGCTTATTTTGCTCATGGCCTCTCGGTATACCTGTACTGATTTGCCAGTTACAACCATTACGGCTCTCCCCCTCCGTTATGATTCTTCTTGTAATAGATCCGATAAGGAAATTGACCCTCTCGCTCTCTGTTCTTGTGCCTTGATTCTTCTGATGTCAGCCTGGTCATATCCCATCATTTCAAGGAAAACATCCGTCTGAGCGAATCCAGGACGTACAGATGCAATCTTGACAGCTGCATCAGCAGTTGCCGCCACACTCGGCATGGCTGGATTTTTAAAGTGCGGAATGACCGATTTTTGTTCATCCGTCAGACCGTCCAGAGTGGTATCATTGGCGATTGCAAGAGCCATCAATGCAACCTGTCTCAGTGCATCACCGTTGCCGGTGTTGAGCTGTTCAGCCAGTGCAATCAGAGTCTGACTCTGTGCCAGAATCGCATCGGAACTGGTCGGATTGGCATCATTGATAATGCCGGTGTCGGTGACAGACAGTCCGGTTGCCGCACTAAACTGTGTAGCAAGCAGACGGATCATCTCCACATGCGGCTGTAGGTTGCCTTGCTGGAGCTGTCCGAATGTCGGTTTCTCGCCTGTCTCCGGATTGTTGGTCGATGCGAGAATGTTTCCGATGTACTGACGGAATTTCTGATTGATGACCGCATCATACTGGTCATCCGTAACACCAAGCAGATATTTCTGAGGACTCGTTGCGAATTCAAGACCAATAGTGGCATTGGCAATCGTCCGGACATAACCATTGATGAGATTCCGAATCGGCTCTTTCAATCGGCCTTGTCCAAACGGTTTCTGACTGGTGGGATTCCACACAAACGGAACCATCATCGGTCTGCCAAGCGGATGTGGATGGATCTCTGCTCTCCAGATATCGTTATCATCTCGTCTGAGAACGTAGATTGCACTATCAGTGTAGAAATTGATGATAGTTGCAACCCAACCAAAATCGCTGTCAGAACGCTGTTTGGTGTCAATGATGGCAAATCCATATGCAATGCGATTCAAGGAACCATCCCAAACGGCAGCGGCTGTCTGAGAGCTGTGGAACCGAATCTTGCAGCCAATCTCATCATCTTTGCTCAGAGTGGCAAAGGAACATCCCAATTTCAGCTCATCACGGCATGTTTTGTTGTATTCCTCAATCAGATTATTGGCTTTCATGATTTCGACCATCTCGGTCATCTCAGAGCCATCCTCTGCAACAAAACCGTCAAACATAGACCGTGCCGCCAGGACATCGACTGTCTTTGCTCCCCATGAACAGCCTATCTCAAGGCCTCCAAAGGATTTCGGCAGTGCAATGCCCAAATTGACCTCACCTAGTCGAATTTTGCCCTCATAATAACGATTCTTGATTCTGTTTTTGTGCCAGTTGCGCTCATAGACATCAACACACTTCTTGAGTCTGTCCACCTCATAAAAAGGCAGTCCAATCACGTTCTGTGCAGTTAGCAGTTTGTCATTCATGTCATCCGTCCTTACTACCCGATTCTCATCTGTTTATTGGGATTGCGTTTACTGGTCTTGCATCCCCATAATGCGAGTGAGGCCGCCTCGATAGGTGTTGAGTTTTCGCCACCGAATCCCCAGCCACCTCCTATTGGCCTCTTTGTTGAATTTATTGCGCTGTCTCTCAACGCATCCTGTTGTCTGAACCATGTCAGATTTTGTGTATTAACATCATCCACCAGTGTGCTGACTGCCGCCAACACATCCTTGGTAGATGGTCTTATGACTGAATTCTTGTATTTCCATGTTCCGGCTATCTTATCCACCAGAACATCCACACCGTTTCTGCCGTCAATGACCACACAACACGCTTTGTTGTATCTCTGATTCAGCCAGTCAGCTAACCAAGCGTAGCCGCTTGCAGTTGATTTGCGGTCTATCATCGAGATTCTGGCCTTTCCCTCGTCATCAATGACAGCACCACACAAACACACCTCGGAACCGTCTGCGGAAAACTTGACTCCATAGGCGGTCTTTCCATCTGGCTTCGGATCGTCACTGGCACATGAATCCCATGCCTTTTGGCTGATTGCATAGTCAATCATTTCTCGTTTCTTTGCCACAAATCCAAGATGCTCTCTTGCAAACGAATCAGCCGACATGGTGACCGCATCCTTTTCCAATGCGCTCTCCAGGAGCTGATAATTCAAACTTGGATTTGTCAGAAACCAGTATTCCTTATTTAACGGATCTACAAGCTCATCCACTGACCATTGATGCAAACAAGAGCCTTTTTCCGGCTTCTCATGGAATCTCTCAATGGTTCTGGCAAAGATAAATCCCTTTTCACCGGATGACGGTTGTGGTGGTGTTCCCATCAGAATCGTCTGTGGTGAACCGGATGGAGCTGCACTGTTTAGTGGAGACAATGCCGCATCCTGTGCCTCGGTGTATGACTGCGCCTCATCGATGACAACCACATCAAACGTGCCGCCTCGACCCATGTCAGAATTGTTTCCTCTTGTACGGAATTCAATGTGACCACCATTCTTCAAATCCAAAACCATCTGACCGGCAGATACCGTGTATCGGTCTACCAACGCATTCAGCTCCGGATATTCCGCATAGGGATCATTTCGCCTTGTGCCAAACTTTCTCCTCAGTCTGTCAAATGCTTTCTTGGCGGTCTGGAATTCCTGTGCAGTATGTAAAATCCATTCTCCCCTTTTGACTAATCCCCAAGTCTCTCTAGGATCTGAGACCCCTGTCTTTCCGTTCTGCCTCGGAACCAACAAACAACAAAAGCTATGAATCAGAATCCCATTGTCATCCACTGCAAGCCAGTCATTTAAGACTGTTTCTTGCCATGGATGGGGAACCAAGTCATAGCTTCTTGATATATCAGCGGCATAGCCGCCCTCAGTTTTTGTGTAGTTCTCGCAGTGCGTGAATGTAGGGATCTGATTCCCTTGTTTACTCATTCGATGCCTTTGCTAGAATCTCAAACAATGGTGAGCTGGCTTTGGAGGAATCCTGTGCCTCCAGGGATTTGAGCCGGTCTACCATTTCCATCATTCCACTGACGAGTGGTTTGATGTCTCTGCCAGAATCGGTCATGTCCAAGACCTTTGCGTATTTGATGATGGATGCCTTAACAGCACCTATCTCGCCTTGTTCTCTCCATGCCTGTTCGACTGATTCTGGAATTGAGTCTTTAGGCTGTTTGTATTTCGGCATACTGTGCCTCCTTACCCATGAGTTTTACGCCCTCAAGTACGGCAGTGCTGATTTCCTCGTTTTCTGATAAATCTCTTTTATATGAATTGCAAATAGCGTGAGCCAGTTGGACATTATCCCAGGTGTGACCACCACCATTTGCCATTGCAACAATGTGGTCAACGGTTGGATATAAAGCACCAAAGTTATTTCCCCATGACTTGTCATTCCAATCGACTGGCTTTCCGCAGAGCTGACAGATACCATTATCTCTTTCATATACAGCCATCAGATTAATGCCGGAATTATATTCAACTCCATAATGCTTTGCTCTGGCTCTGTATCCTTTGCCGTGCGCTTTTCGTCTGCACCTTGAGGAGCAATACTTGGTTGCCCTGTACGGAGAATAGAATATCTCTCCACAGCTCTCGCACTTTCGTGGAGTCTTTGCAACAATCTCTTTGTTCAACGCATTGATTAGTTTTTTCACTTCACATTGTTTGAGATACTCATTGTATGCATCGGCTCTCTGTCTCTTAGCATCTTGTGCAGCTTTTCTTTTTTCTTCTCTGCACTTTGGGCATTGTGTTGTTTGGGATCTGATTGAGTCAGCCGATATTTCAAATTCATGGCCGCACTCATTGCACTTCACAACATAATGGTTTTTGCGCACCAAACGGACAAATGAAAACTTACCGCTTGACATTTCGTCAACCTTTTGGGCTCTCTCTGAGTCACGATAATGCAATCCGTAATTGTACGGTGCAATGCCGTTTTCTCTAAATATCTTTGCAAGTGACCTTTCGGAATAGCCAAAAAAATATGCTATTTCTTCAACGGTCATTGTCTCACAAGCCTTGGCAATATCTTCAACAGGTACTTTCCGCTTTCTGCCTCGTTTCATATCATCGGCAACTCCAGCGGCTTTTACGATTCTGCGCACAGTTTCGTAACTGCATCCGACTTGGCTTGCGGTCTCTTTTAACGATCCGCATTCAAAATAGCAATTCAGAATAGACTGATGGTTATACTCTTTTTCAAACATTTTGATTATCG